TAATTATCCTTAGTTTTGATCAACCATAGGCAATACATACAGCGTATTAGCTGCGCCAATAGCAGTAATAGCAAAGCTAGGCGGTACTGCAATCACGGTAGGTTGTGACATTGAGATACCTAGAACAAAACTGTTAGAGCTATTTCCACCTGTAGGAAGAACGGCTGCCGCAGCAGTTGTCGTAGTTCCTGCAACGGCTGGAGCAATAGTAATAGCAATAGGTGTTGTACCTACGTTTAAAAAGCCACAAAAGTTCGCTTGATCATTACCTAAAGGGGTAATTGTTACAGAAGTCGAACTAGCTGTAGTTACTGCAATAGCCGTTGTAGGGCCAACAAATCTATAAGCTGATACGTTTGCCATGATTTATCCTTAAACAGCAGTAGAGGGTGCTGGGCCTTCTAAACGAGTAATTTGAACCGCATACAAGCCAGAAGAAGGTGTTGCGCTACCAGTTGTTACGTTTGCGAACTGTATTGATAGTACGCCAGCAGTTAAGCAATCAGATTCAGCAATAACAATACCTGTAGTTTGTGTGCCTTGATAGCCTTGAACCAACACAAAATCGGTAGTTTGTAAGCCACCAACGCTAAAAGTCTGAGCAGCAGAAGTATTTGCGGCTACAGCAGCAGGAGTAATGGATGGTGTAATATAGAAAGTTTCGTGGGAATTACCACGTGTAACGGTAGTGCTTGACATAATTTGTCCCTTTGCAAAGGTGAGTGTTGTAATACTGCAACTATTTTACATTGTTTTGTGCTTCCCTCAAGTGTTTTCCACAACTTCCTTTAAAAGTTTTGTAACCGATATGACCTAATTCAAATTCAAGATTTGCCCATACTTTGCCACCTATATCTATCCATCTTTGGCAAAAGCTGAAATCTTCACTTAAACGATTGCCGTCAGGAGTTTCATAAGGGTCAAATACAGGCCAAAATTGACTGTTTTCACTTACGCTACGCAATGTTTGTCTAGGATATGCCTCAATCATCTTTAAAGCACAATCTTTACTAATCTTTAAAAAACCACCAGGAAGCCCTAAAACTTCCATTAATCCTGTGTCAGGATCATTACGATATTCTTCTTTTTCGGCAATTTTAAAAGGCCATTCCATAGGCTCTTGCTTCTTAGGGTAAATACCACCTACTACATCTACAGGGTAATCAATTAACTTAATTAATGCTCCTGGCTCCCAAAATACGTCATCATCAACAAAAACTAGCGTATCGCAATTAGAACGTACAAAAGCACCAAATAATGCTCCTCTTGATCCTGCTATATCGCTATTTCCAATATCTTCTGCAATGCAGAATTTATCGCCACGACCAATAATATTGATAGCATCAAGCAAAATAGACCGCATAGTAGGAAAGTGTACCTTTGCTGAATAGCAAGGCATGGCAATCATTACATTTTTCATAAGCCCCCTCAGAATGTTAAAAACCCAACCTTTTTAGGGGTTGGGCTTCTATTTTACAACAAATTACTGTGCTGACAAGTCGTAACCATATACATATACGTCAATTGTGCCTGTTACAGCAGCAGAAGATACGTTTACATACAAAGTTTGAGCAGATGTTGCACTTGCTACTAAAGTTGCAGCTACAACCGATGCGTTAGCAGTAGTTGTGTTAGTTGCTAAAGCAGCTTTGGTATATACGGCTGTACCTGTACCTGCTAAGCCTGTGTAAACACCTAAATAGGTGCTTGCTGTGGATACTGCTGCACCAGCATTGTTACAGTTAGCCGTAATAACGGATACTGGTACATAGCTAGTTACATCAATTACGTTAACTGCGGTATCACCTAAAGTTGCGAGGCTAACACCTTGAGCAGTTGCGATCAAACGCAATGCTTGGTTAGAGCCTAAAACTTGTGGGTGAATCGAAGTGGTTACTGCTGGGCCTGGATTAGACATTATAGTTTCCTTTCGTTATTCGTGAATTAAGCTGCAACACGGCAAGCGAGTTCAGGATACAAATTAGCCCAACCATACAGAACGTCTAAACGAGTAGGAATAGAGTCATTGTTAATAGTGTATTGACGAACTACACGCATTGACAAACCAATTTCCTTGTCGCTTGCACGACCTGCAAAGTGAACACCCTCTGGCAACTCAAGATCGGCTACTGCTAGAGTAAACGCATTGCGGTGCATGATGATGTTTTGTGGGGAAACAGTACCAGATTGGTTAAAGAAGTTAACTGTAGCTGTTGACAGAGCAGTAGGAATAGATACGTTCTGGAACTGACCAGCAGTAATAACCGCAGGGCTTACGTTTACAGAAATAGTACCACCTGAACCGCTAACTGCTGTATTAACTACAAAGTTACGCAACTTGTTTGAACCATAGGCTTGACGGTTTTGTGGGTTAACTGCATAAACGCCAGCGATTGTAAATGTATCGCCTTGATTTAAGCTAACGCCAGAAGTTAATGTCAAAGTGATGTTAGAGCTAGAAGCCCAACCACTTGTCAAGAAACCGCTTGAACCAGTAATAGTTGCAGAACCAGCAAAGCTACCAAATTGGTGAGCTACTACGTTCTGATCCATTTTCCAATTCATACCAGCAGAGTCACGACCCATCAAACCCTTACGATACTGTTCGCCAATAGCTTCTTGTGGCACAAATAAGCCTTTCAAGCTGTCAACGATAGTAGCGGAAGTGAACGGCTCAACGATACATGATCTACGACCATCACGAGGTGCGCCTTCAGAATCAAGGTAAGCAGCAGCCGTCAAATAGGTAATTAAACCTGTTGGGGGCGTACCAGCAGTACCAACGATGTTAGCTGTGTTGTTAGCAGCTTGCAAAGTACCATCACGGTCAATCTTGTTGGCGATAGCAGCTACAGCAGGCTTCAATACACGATCAGAGAACATATCTAAAGACAATGCCAAATCTTGTGTTGTGAACTGTGTGTCAACGTGGAACTGTGTTGACAATGTTACAGGTACAGAAGTTTCATTGAAATCTTCTACGTTCAGAGCTGGGCCTGTTGTACCAATGAAGCGACCTGGTTTACGAACGTTAACTGTGTTACCAATTTTACCGCCAACTACAGCGAATTGATCATCATAGTTACGATCTACTTCTGATGTAAATGTTAATTCGTTTTCCAAGACCATCAATGCTTCGTTAGTGATCTTGGAAATGGTTAGCAAATTATTTGCCATGATTTATTTCCTTTATTAAATATTGGGTTTATCAGCGTATCCGTTTAGCCTGTCTTGCAGCTTTCCATTGAGCGTATGTGCCATGAAATGCGCCATTTCCGTCAATGAGAACGTCAGACGTTCCTTTTCCTGCTGTGATTGGCTTAATCGGTGCTGGTGCTTTACTTCTAGCAACAGGTTCGCTTTTCTCAATAGGAGCTTCTTTACGCTCGAATTGAACTTCCAATTTCCCTAATTCCTTGAGTGCTTTATTAGTCGGCATTGCTGCCAATTTATTAGCGTAATCGTCATCTGATGCTAGGTGATATAGGATTTGTGGGCCTACATCTGATTCTAGGATTGCATCTCGTACTTCATCTCGTACTTGTACATTGCTAGAAGCTACCATATCGTCAAAGTCAGGAAGATCAGCTTTAGCAGCTTCGAGTTTTGCAGACCACGACTTGATTACTTCGTTTCTCTGCTCATCTACTTTGCGTTGCTGTTCTTGTATATCACGCTGTTCTAATGCCTTTTCTGCGCTCCATTCGGCTAATGCTTCAGCGTATTCAAAAGCATCATTAAACTGCGATGCTTGTGGTTTTTCGATGACAGGATCAACTTGTTGGGTTGCAGGGGTTTGTCTGCTCTCAAGTTCTTGTAAACGTGCTTCTAAGTTTGCTTTGTCGGCTTCGGCTTGCTTGGCTCGTTTTGTAAGCTCAGAAAATCGTTTTTCAAGTTTGGGATTTTGTTTAGGCTTGTCTGTTACTTGCGCTTCATCTTCTGCCTCTGGTTCACTCTCAGCTTCAGCCTTGATTGTTGGCTCTGAATCAGGAGTTTCCTCGACTGCTTCAGCCGCAACAGGGGCTTCTTCACTAGCTAAACCAAGTTTATTAGCAGTCCATTCCGCTAAATTATCGCTTGTTACGACATTATCTGCCGTTCTTACATTTGCTTCTGACATGGATAACTCCAAGAATTAACCCAATGAACCCATTGGTAGGTAAATGCTTTTATAACATAAATGTTGTTTATTTACAACATTATTT